CCAATTACTTGTTCCGTAGGTTCGAGCATAATACAGAGCAGAAACTCTGGATTGCTTGGATCTATGGAACAACATATTTCTTTCCTACAACATGGGTAATATGGAACGAGTTTCCTGATATGGAGTTAGTTGGTGTTGACCGTCTAAAAGAATGGAACAACCACAATTACAAAAGACTCCGTTACCAAATAGACACTAAATGGAATAAAGGTCATCTTCCTGCACAATTCGTATCTTATAAAGAATGGATTGGCAATCGTTCGCAAATAGAAGCATTCAGACCATTTCTCAATCAACTTCCTGACGAAAACTTTAACAAACTTTGGGATGAGGTTAAGTCCAAGTTCCATAAGTTCGGTAGGTATTCTACTTGGTTCTATATGCAGACATTGAAACAATGTTGCGGACTTCCATTAGAACCTGGTAGTTTAATGCTAGAAGATTATTCTGGTTCTCGTTCCCATCGTAATGGTCTTTGTATGGCTGTCGATAAACCAGATTGGTATGACGCCAAACTAACTTCAAAAGAACTAAATTATCTTGATGATGTTTCTAGAGAAATATTATTAGAGGTAAAGAAAGATTATCCTGACACTGACACTTTGATATGGAAACGTGTTTGTGTTCTTTCAAGAAACTGTTCCGAGTAAAACATGGACGCTATCTGGGTTATTATCTTGATCGTCAAGCAGAAGAAATTGCTAAGTGCGAATCTGATGGATGGAGTGGTATTGATTGGCAACCAATGTGGGATGCTCGTAATGAGACTCTAAATAATAAACTGTTGACAAATCAGATAAACAATAGTAAAATGGCTTTATATAGTGAAAGTGGCATTCTAGATTGCACAGGTTTGTTTGTTGAACCTGAGTTGGTCGGACTTGAAAGGTTTACATAATGAAAGTGATTGCGATTGGTGGTGAACCAGGTTCTGGTAAGTCCACTCTTATGAAGAAGATTATTGAAAAATATAATTGGATAAAAGTTTATGATGAAGTAAAACTTGTTCCGTATTTACAATACGATTATAATTATATACTTGGTAAATATGACGAAGGCGAGACGTTCTCTGGAACTGATCGTATGTCAATGGCTGTTCAGCCAGAAGCAATCAAATTTTTAGCAAGTTTAAATAAAGATTCGGTCGTTCTATATGAGGGCGATCGTCTTTTCACATCATCGTTCCTTGAACATTGTTTAGATAATTATGAATTGGAAATCATTTATCTTCAGACCGAGAGTGAAATTCGAAAGGATCGTTATAGACAACGTGGCAGTAACCAGAATGAAACTTGGTTACAGGGTCGTGAAACCAAGATTGCTAATATTCTTTCAAATATGATGTTAATGTTTAATGTTGAACGTTTTAATAATAATTGCTATAAGGATCAAGAAAAGATTATTGAACATATTATGAAACAATTGGAGGTAAAATGACAGATAGATTTCCGTTAGGACCAACTGGAGCAACTGGCGCCGTTGGTTCGGATTATACGTTTGAAAATGGTCAAAGATTTACTACAACAATAAATTCTTCTGGAACTGTCTCTCCTAAATATAAATATAAGGAAGATCAGATTATTGCTGACTTCCACGCCTATATAGACAAGACATATGGGCAGCATTATATGACTGAAGAGCAGAATATAGAATGTTTTGATGTGTGGCTCGCCCTCGGTGATTCTATGCCAACCTTCCGAAACACAGCTATCAAATATCTCTGGCGCTATGGTAAAAAGAAGGGCGCTAATAAAGCAGATCTATTGAAGGTTCTTCATTACGTTATAATGATGTTGTATGCAGATCATTATAAGGATTTGAAATGAAAGAATTGAAGTCATTTGAAGAATATAATGAACAGAGACGTAGAGAATATATGTCTCATTTTACTAATTTGGGAACAGGTATTGGTTGTCCGCAATGCGGGGATGAATTACAAGACACTAATCCCTCAGCAGTAACAGCTTCAATCCCTCCACAAAGAGCAGTTCATTGTAACACTTGTAAATTTAAAAGTTTTATTGTAGCATAAGAAAGGTATATAATGGAAATCCAGATCCCAATTGAGAAACTAAGAGAGCGTGGTTTATTCGTAGCTACGCCAATGTATGGCGGAACTTGCGCAGGTATGTTCGCTAAGTCATCCGCTGATCTATCTGCGCTTTGTACGCAGTATGGTATTCCTCTCCAGTTCTATTACTTGTTCAACGAATCGTTGATTCCACGTGCACGTAATTATTGCTGTGATGAGTTCATGCGTTCGAAAGCACAACACATGATGTTCATTGACGCTGACATCGGATTTAATCCACAGGATGTTATTGCTCTTATGGCTCTTCAGGCGCAAGATGAGGAGAAGTATGATATCATTGGTGGACCATATCCAAAGAAGTGTATTTCTTGGGAGAAGGTTAAGCATGCTGTTGATAAGGGTGTAGCTGACGAAGATCCAAATGTTCTCGAACGTTTCGTTGGCGATTATGTCTTCAATCCAAAAGGCGGTCAGCAGTCTATTCCTCTGAATGAACCAGTTGAGGTTCTTGAGATTGGCACTGGCTTCATGATGGTTTCTAAAAAGGCAATGCAAAAGTTTGCTGATGAATATCCTCAATATTTGTATAAACCAGATCATGTTCGCACTGAACATTTCGATGGTTCGCGTAAGATTATGATGTATTTTCAGGCAGAGATTGATCCAAAATCAGAGCGTTATCTTTCAGAAGATTATTGGTTCTGTCAGAAAGCTCAGGATATTGGGTTACGTACATGGTTCTGTCCATGGATGAAGATGCAGCATGTTGGAACTTATATCTTTGGTGGTTCTCTTGCTGATCTTGCTTCAGTTGGTGCTTCTGCGACTGCCGATCCAGGTGCACTTGGTAAGTATAAAGATAAAGGCAAAAAGAAGTAAATGGAGATTATATAATGAAAATTGATGTTAATACAGTAAATGTTTTGAAGAACTTCTCTAAGATTAATCCTTCAATAGTTGTTCAGGAGGGAAATATTTTAAAGACTATTTCTCCTAACAAGACAATAATGGCAAAGGCTACTGTTCCGACAGAGTTTACTAAGAAGTTTGCCATTTATGATCTCAATAGTTTTCTTTCTGGATTAAGTCTATATAATGATCCTGATTTGGAAATTGATGACACTTTCATTTATATGAAGGATTCTTCTTCTGAACAAGGTAAGTTCCTTTTGTCGGACGAAACCACAATTACAAAGGCTCCAGATAGAGATATTAATATCCCATCAGTTGATGTTACGTTCACATTAAAGAACGAAGACCTTATTAAGGTCGAGAAGGCAGCTGGTGTTTGGAGTTTACCTGAAATTGTTGTTGCTGGTGATGGTAATAAGGTTCATCTAAAGGCAGTTAATTCTAAGAATCCAGGTAGTGAATATTCTATTCCGATTGGTGAAACAAACAAGACATTTAATGCAGTGTTTAAGTTTGAAAACTTCAAGATGCTTCCAGGAGATTATGAAGTAACAATTTCTTCAAGAGGTATTTCCAAGTTCATTGGAAAGGATGTTGAATATTTTATTGCAGTTGAGCAGCACTCAACTTTCTAATTTGAATGGGGAGCTTCGGCTCCCCTCTTTTTGATATGAGGTAAATGATGAACGAAGAATTTCTTTGGGTCGAACGCTACAGACCAAAAACTATTGAAGAAACTATCCTACCCTGTGACTTAAAAGCAACATTTCAACAATTCGTTGATCAAAAGAATATTCCAAATCTAATCTTATCAGGATCAGCTGGCGTAGGAAAGACGACCGTAGCCAGAGCAATGCTTGAACAGCTTGGTTGTGATTATATCGTCATTAATGGATCTATGAATGGCAATATCGATACCTTACGAAACGAAATCCTCAACTTCGCATCAGCCGTTTCGCTGTCAGGTGGAAGGAAATACGTTATCCTTGACGAAGCAGATTACCTTAATGCCAACAGCACCCAACCTGCACTTCGCAACTTCATGGAAGAATTTTCCAGAAACTGTGGATTTATTCTCACTTGTAACTTCAAAAACAGAATTATCGAACCGTTACATTCTAGGTGCTCTGTTATAGATTTCAAGATCAGTAAGAAAGCAATAGCAAAACTTGCCACACAGTTCTTCAAGAGAGTAACAACAATCCTGGAGTCTGAGAGAGTTGAGTTTGATCAGAAGGTTGTTGCGGAAGTAATCAATAAGCACTTCCCAGATTGGCGCCGTGTTCTTAACGAGCTTCAGCGTTATTCTGCAACAGGTAAGATTGACTCTGGTATTCTTGTAAACCTTCAAGAAACTTCAATTAAAGAACTTGTTACACTTTTAAAAGACCAGAATTATACAGAAATCCGTAAGTGGGCGAAGAATAATATCGACACTGATGTTAATGCTTTATATAATCAGTTCTATGATATTTCTTCGGAGATTTGCACAAAAAATACGGCTCCAGTATTAGTTCTTAATTTGGCTAAGTATCAATATCAGAATGCTTTTTCTGCTAATCCAGAAATAAATTTCGTAGCTTTCTTGGTTGAAGTAATGATCAATTGTGAGTTCAACTAATGTCTAAGAATTTTGTCAATGTATTAGGAGAGAAAAGAGATTTTGAAAAAGAAGCTGTAGGGTTTTTCGGAAATTGGGCTAAGTGGTCAGAAGAACAAAAAGTAAAACCAAGATATGATTGGCGTTATGAAAATTCAATTACGAGTGGGAAGAAAGTCGAGATTGACGGTGATTATAGTCAATGGAGAACCAATAACATACTTTCGAATTACAAGGACACGATCTTATACGCCAACGAAATGAATTGTCGTTATGGTGTAACAGATCAAATGCATTATGATTATTTGTTCAACTCAATTCGTAAATCAAAACGATACACTAAACCAGAAACAAAACAAGAAAAGAAAACAAGAGAGAAACAAGAGCAACTCGTCGACCTAATTTCTCGGCATTATAAATATAATGCAATCCGTGCGAAAGAAGCATTAAACATTCTTACGGAGGCTCAAATTAATGAAATAAAAAATAAACAAGAAAAAGGTGGAATGAAATGAACGAACTCTTAGACTCTCTAGTAGAAGTCAAGATTGCCGAGGAGGAAGACTTCCTAAAGATCAAAGAGACGCTCACTCGTATTGGTGTTGCTTCTCGTAAGGAAAGAAAACTTTATCAATCTTGTCACATTTTCCATAAGCAAGGCAGATATTATATCGTGCATTTCAAGGAAATGTTTTTAATTGACGGTAAACCTTCTGATTTTTCTGAAGAAGATAGAGGTCGTCGTAATAAAATTGCTACATTACTCCAGGATTGGGGGCTATTAAAAATAGTAGAACCAGATTGTGTCGTTGATCCACAAGCATCAATGAGCCAGATCAAAATTATCAATCATAAAGAAAAAAATGAGTGGACTTTAGAGACCAAATATAACATGGGTCGTAAGAAAAAATAATTGAAAGGTGATATATTATGTGGCCATTTACAGTTGAAAGAAAACTAAACACTCCAGCAGAAGAAAAACTAGAACAAATTAAATCTATTTTGTTTCCTCCGTGTAAACTTATGGAAGATATGGACGAAGGCGGAGAGTTTCATAAATGGCAGGTTGATTATTCTGCTGATTTAAATTTGAATGCTGCTTTAATTGATTTACAAGAGGGACATAACGACAAAGCAGTTCATAACACTATCAATGATATAGAAAATCGTTTGATTAAGATCAGAGAAATTCTAGACGAACATATGCAGATAAGTAAAGAAGCAGAATATATTATTGTTGAGAATTTAAAGGAAGAGGTTGATGAGTAACGAAAAGGTATTCAGCAACGGAGAAACGTTTATAAAACTGAGTGATCTACTTCCTATAGTTATAGAGACTATTGTGGATTCTAGATTTAAATATTTAAAAGAATTAGAATACGAAAATCATCATTTGGCCAGAAAAGTTCTTGAGGAAGAATATAAACCATCGGTCGAAAAATTAAAACAGATCATAGAAATATTGACTTGACTTTTTTCTAAAACTATAGTATACTATAAGAACATAGGAGATTCTTATGAGTATGCACATTCTTCCCGCCTATTATACAACTACTGTTAGTAATCGTAAACGAAAGAGTAAGACTAAAACCAAGTTGATCTCCGATCACGATAGATGGTTGTTATCAAAAGGACTTCACCCCGATCAAATAAAATTGAAAAAAGGTGTTGACGAAAACTGGAAAAAAGAATATACTAATAATATGAAGGTTGATCGTGAGGGTTATTTTTCCTCAGGATTGTCAGGTTCTAAGTCTTCTTGCGCAAAACGAGACATCATGACCAATCTTCATAAAGAACCAGAGCATGTTCAGAAAGAAATTCTGAAAAAAGCTAGTCTGGTAATGCCGCTCTATAATAAAGGTGGCTTGCAATATGCTGGACCAAACGTAGATCTATCTACTGTTGGGACAAAATCTCGAAGAGGATGACTAAATAATGGCAACGAATACTAAACTTTCGGATATCTTTGTTAATGTCTCTGAGTCTGTAACAATCAACAGATATGAGAATGGTTGGATGGTAGAAATTTCCGGTCATGATCATGAAGATACTTGGCAGAATAAGAAATTTATCTTCTCTGATCTAAAAACCGTGTTGACTTTTATCGAAGAATATAGTAAAATTAAATTGCTTTAATAGGAGAAATGGATGAGTGGTATGGGTAACATTTATATCCAGTTGCAAGATGATACTGGTAATTGGAGAACCTATACAGTCACATCAAACAATGACCTATTAATCGTTTCAGCAATGGAATCACTCAAACACGAGTTCCCAGAACGTCGTATTCGAGCTATTGATGAAAAAGGTATGTTGGTAAATATTATTTGAATAGAAACTAAGGAGATATATAATATGGTACAGAATGCCACTAAGGTTGAAAAAGTTTTTACTGCTCTGGTTGAGCGTGGCGAAGAGTTGACTGCACAGCAGATCAAGACTCGCTATGGTGTTGCTAATCCACATGATGCTGTTTATCAGATCCGTCAGATGGGTTATGCTATCTACCTCAATGAGAAGAAAAATTCAAAGGGCGAAACTGTCTCTAAGTATCGCGCAGGTAAACCAAGCCGTACATTAATTGCTGCTGGCTATCGAGCGTTGGCCGCTGGTCTCTAATCAAGAGGGCGGTCCTTGTGACCGCCTTTTTTTATGGAACTATAGCAAAACGGTAATGCACAGGACTGCAAATCCTTGGGGTGTTGGTTCGAATCCGACTAGTTCCTCCAATAACATTTAGATGGATACAGGCTCGTGCGGGCGAGGATCCGATAAAACTGACGCCCAAACCTTG